CATGTAGGTTTAATAAAGAGAATTAAAATTGAACAAAAGCGTAAGTCACAAGCTTCAACTCAACGCTACCTTGCCGAAAGGTACAAAGAGGCGTTACAAAAAGCAGAAAAACTTGAAACCAAAATTGCAGGAGCAACCTGAAGTTGTACCTGCAGAAGTTGTTAAAGAACCGATTGAAGTTGAACAGGCACAAAAGAAGATTATCTTTGAGCCTAATCCCGGACCTCAAACAGAGTTCTTATCAGCGAATGAAAGAGAAGTCCTTTATGGAGGCAGTGCAGGTGGCGGCAAGAGCTATGCCATGCTTGCAGACCCAGTACGTTACCTAAACAATCCACACTTTAGAGGACTGTTAGTCAGACGTACAACAGAAGAACTAAGAGAACTTATATCAGTATCAAAACAATTATACCCACAAGCAATACCTGATATTAAGTTTATGGAGAGAGACAAGACTTGGGTAGCTCCATCAGGAGCAACACTATGGCTCTCCTACTTAGATAGAGATGATGACGTAACAAGATATCAAGGTCAAGCCTTTAGTTGGATTGGATTTGACGAACTTACACAGTGGCCTAGTCCATATCCATTTGACTACATGAGATCACGTTTACGTACTACAAGAGATAGTGGACTAGAAGTTTATCAGAGAGCTACTACAAACCCCGGAGGCCCCGGACATAGTTGGGTAAAGAAAATGTTTGTAGATCCTGCTCCACATGGACAGTCTTTCTGGGCAACAGATATAGAAACACAAAAACAACTTACATGGCCTAAAGGTCACAGTCTAGAAGGACAGCCACTATTTAAAAGAAGATTTATACCTGCTACGTTATTTGACAATCCATACTTAGCAGAAGACGGAATGTATGAAGCAAACTTGCTATCATTACCAGAGAACCAACGTAAACAATTATTGGAAGGAAATTGGGATGTATCTGAGGGAGCAGCTTTTCCTGAGTGGAACAGAACCACTCATGTTGTTGAGCCTTACAATATACCTAATAGTTGGACTAAGTTCAGAGCCTGTGACTATGGCTACGGAAGTTATACAGGGGTTCTATGGTTTGCAGTCGCTCCTGACGAACAGTTAATTGTTTACAGAGAGCTTTATGTATCAAGGATATTAGCTGCAGACTTAGCTGACTTAATACTTGAAGCAGAACAAGAAGATGGAACTATACGTTATGGTGTACTTGATAGTTCTCTTTGGCATAAACGTGGTGACACAGGACCTTCGTTAGCAGAACAAATGATAATGAAAGGTTGTAGATGGAGACCATCAGATAGAAGTAGAGGGAGTAGGATTGCAGGAAAGAACGAGATTCACAGAAGACTACAAATTGATGAATTTACAGAATCACCACGATTGGTGTTTTTTAATAACTGCACAAATATTATCTCGCAACTACCGATAATTCCTCTTGACAAATCTAATTCAGAGGATGTAGATACAAAGTCAGAAGATCACCTCTATGATGCACTTAGATATGGTGTAATGACAAGACCAAGAAGTAATTTGTTTGATTATAACCCTGACACACAAAGAACAGGGTTTCAGGCATCAGATGCAACATTTGGATATTAAGGATAGAATATGGCAGAAGATACAAAACAAATGGCAATGGATGCTGAAGAATCAGCTGCAATAGAAGATATGAATACAGAAGGAATGACAGATGCACCTGCAGGTCAGATAGAAAGTTTTGTTAGAAATAAATTTACTGCTGCAGAGACAGCAAGAAGATATGATGAGGAAAGATGGATCAAAGCCTACAGAAACTACAGAGGTTTATATGGTCCTGAAGTACAATTTACTTCTACAGAAAAATCCAGAGTATTTGTTAAAGTAACTAAAACAAAAGTTCTTGCAGCTTATGGACAACTTGTAGAAGTTTTATTTGGTGCAAATAGATTTCCACTAGGTATTAGTCCTACAACTTTACCTGAAGGAGTAGAAGATACTGTAAGCTTTGAAACTAACCCACAACTCAAAGATGCTCTAGGAGAGACAAAAACAGACCCTGTAGAGGAAAGAAAACTTTTACCGGGGGAGACCCTTACAGAATTTAATGATCGTGTAGGACCTCTTAAAGACGATCTCAAGGCAGTTGAGGATGATGTAGAGTTTAAATCTAGTGGTAGTCCTTCTGCTGTACAGTTTCACCCTGCTATAATCGCAGCTAAGAAAATGGAAAAGAAGATCCATGATCAGTTAGAAGAGTCTAATGCAAAGAAACAATTAAGGTCTACTGCCTTTGAAGCTGCTCTATTTGGCACTGGTATTATGAAAGGACCTTTTGCAGTAGACAAAGAATATGCTAACTGGAATGATGATGGTGAATACAATCCTTTATTTAAAACAATGCCACAAACATCTAATGTTTCTATCTGGAACTTCTATCCTGATCCAGATGCAAGCAACATGGATGAAGCAGAGTATGTTATAGAGAGACACAAGATGTCTCGTTCACAACTACGTGCTTTAAAGCGTAGACCTTTCTTTCGTTCCAATGCCATTGATAAAGCTCTTGACATAGGTGAGAACTATAACAAGGAATGGTGGGAACACGCAATGGATGAGGATAATGAAGATGATTATTCTCAAAGATTTGAGATCCTTGAGTTCTGGGGTTTTGTAGATCGTACTGTTATAGAAGACTATGATGTTGAAATACCACCAGAGTTAAAAGATGTAGATCAGGTAAATGTAAATATCTGGGTCTGTAATGGTTGTATTTTGCGTCTTGTTATGAACCCATTTACTCCTGCCTATATACCTTACTATGTTACTCCATACGAGATGAACCCATACACTATGTTTGG